ACGTAGATAAATATAATAAACAGGATAAAGTCTATTTATGCGGGTATAATAACGCTTCTTTCGACAATAAGTTTTTAAGGGCGTGGTTTATGCAAAACGGAGACAGTTATTTTGGTTCCTGGTTTTATGCTGGCGCCCTTGACGTTATGGTTTTAGCTTCTCAATATTTAATAAAAAGGCGTAAAAATATGCCGGATTTTAAACTTAAATCAGTAGCTAAAGAGCTAGGGATTGAAGTAGACGAAACAAAGTTACACGATGCGGAATACGACATTTATTTAACGAGAGCCGTTTATATGATCGTTACGGGGTTAGAAATTGAATATTAAATTTTAATTCACTAATCGATAGCGTAAACAATAAAATAAAGTATTGTTTACGTGTTAACCGCCGTAAACACTAGGCTAAACGCATAAGTAAACAAAGTAAACAATAAAAAGCCAACAAACTTAATGTTGGCTTTTTTAGTTATGTAAATTTAGGAGTATAAAAAATAGTAGTAAATAAGTTTTTTAGTCATAACATTTCCGAAAACTTACTAAAAACTTCAAAATTAGCGAGCAGCTCAAAACACAAGTGTTAACGCAGTTTAGCGTAAACAAAGAGCAACAAAGTAAACAAAAGATTGTTTATCTCTTAGCCCACTATTTACAGGGGCTGCGGCTATAATAAACAAAGTAAACAATAATACTTAATAATTAATAATAATAAATAGTAATATAGTAGTAATAGTATATAGTATTATATTTATATAGCTACTAGAGTTTTGGCGTTTTTGTTGTTTCTTTGTTTACTTTTTAGCTTAGCCCTCTGATATAGCGGGGTAACAAAGAAACAATACTTTTTTAGGTTGTTTCTTTTGAATATTTGTATTTTATGTCGAAAACTATTGTAGTTTTGTAAAATGAAGGCGAACCCCGAAGTTATAATAAACAGTATTTTGCTAGAGATGGACTTTTCCACCTCTCGAAGCGATGTTATGACGCTAACTTGCGACAAGTGGCAGATGAGCGAACGTACGTTCGATCGGTATTGGGCTCTTGCCAAAAAAAGGTTTTTAGTAGTTCAGAAAGATATCGCCGACATGCAGAAGGCGGTTATACTAGAAACGGCAGAGGCCCGCATGAGGTCCTCAATTATGTCAAAGCATGAACGTATGGAAGTGCTAAGCGCTATAGCTAGATCAGAGCTGGACTTATCTAAAGAAGTTGTGACGGCGTTAGGGATAGAGACCCTAAACGTTAAGCCGGACTACAACGACCGAAAGGCAGCGATTGCGGAGCTAAACAAAATGGAAGGCGATTATGCCCCCGTGAAAACTGATCTAACCTCTAAAGGCGAAAAAATACAAAGTACACCTTCGACAATCCAAATAGAAATAATAAAAACCGAGGACGAAGATTAAAAAGTTCTTTATTTTTTACGCCTTACAGAGATGATAATAAAATTTAGAGCTACCGTAGTTTTCCAAGCAATTTGGGCCGCTGTAAAGAGTGGAAAATACAAATTAATCCTAGAGGAGGGCAGCAGCCGATCTAGTAAAACGTGGAGCAATTACCAAGTAATCTATTTAGAAATGTACGAAACCCCCCTAACAACGTGCACCGTACTGCGAGACACTCAAAAAAGCTGCCGGGAGATAGTAGAAACGGACTGGATAAAGTGGCTAAGCGACCCGATGGGGAGAAAAAAACAACTCGAAGACAAGAAAATAGACATAACTGAGTTTGACGCTTACCTAGAGGATGAGAACCTTTTAAAATACTTTACGCGAAACAGAACGAACCATACCTGGACATTTAAACACAATAATTCATTTATGCGGTTTACGGGCCTAGACGACGAAGACGACGCGATGGGAATGACGCAAGATATATGCTGGATAAATGAGCCCTATAAATTCTCACATGAGGTCTATAAGCAATTGGCACAAAGGACGTCTAAATTTATACTCTTTGATTGGAACCCCAAACAAAAGCACTGGGTATCAGATGAAAAAAAGAAAGATAATACTATAGTTTTAAAGTCTACTTTCTTAGATAATCCTTTTTGCCCTCTCGAGAGTAAGATACAAATACAATCTTACCAACCCGTAGAGCAGTCGGACGTCGTACTGAGTAGCCTAATTTCTTTACACGAGGCACGAAATTACGATACCGAACACAATACACTACACTTTACTAAAAAGGCTTTAAACGAGCTTAAACGATGCCAGTACAACGAGCGTACAAATAGCAGCAGTTTATATCATTGGTTAGTCTACGGAAAAGGAGAAAAGAGCGAGAAGCCGAATAAAATTTATAACGGGTGGCTAGAAATGACCGACGAACAATTTAATCAGCTGCCTTATAACAGCTACTTTGGCCTAGACTTTGGAAGCGCAAACCCCTCCGCTCTTGTTGAGGTTAAATATTGTGATAAAAACTTTTTTAGTAAACAACGCCTTTACCTGCCTATTTCCGAAATGGAAAGCAGTTTGGCGGACGTTATACTAGGCTTGGGCTTAACCTCCAAAGATATAATAGTCGCAGACAGCGCCGACCCGGTAAGGATTGCGGAACTTAACGCGGCAGGCTTAAACGTTATTCCGGCAATAAAAGGCCCGGGAAGTGTAAATCAGGGCATTACTTTTGTTCAGTCAGTTACTAATCACTACACCAAAAGCTCTATAGATTTAGAAGAGGAATATGATAGCTACGAATGGGAGATTATAAACAACACTAACCTAGACAGGCCCGTTAAAAAGAACGATCATATTTTAGATGCGGACCGCTACGTTAAAACTTTTTTACAATTTTACTTAGGGATAGCATAATTTTACTATATTTGCTATCTAATTGCTAACTAATTAACGCCGTGAGGCGTCGATGCTTATGAGTTTTTTATCTAATCTATTTGGGGGCAAAGGTTTTAGAGTTGAAAGAAACCGCTTAGGTGAGTTTTCTTTTGAGTTTAATACAGGCCCGGGCTTCAATAATACCGGCAAATACCTAGATATGTCTCTCGAGAATCCCGTACTTATGACTATCATAGGATTGCGGGCGCAAGTTTATTCTCAGATGGAGATACGCCACGTAGATAGCAATAACAAAGACGTAGTTAATAGCCCTTATATTAAACTGCTAGACCAACCAAACTATTTTCAATCTAAAGAAGACTTTTTTTACCAACAAATGTGGTTTCTTTCGGCGTGTGGTTTTAACTACACCTATCAAAAAAAGTCAATTGTTCAAGAAATTCCAGTTGCGCTTTACAACCTTATACCAAACGATTTAGACCTCAACAAAGTAAATAAACTAAATAAGTTTATAGCGACAGAGCAGGACATAAAAGCATTTAACGACAGAAAAGTAAAGTATAAACTTGACGACTTAGAGCAAGATATACGTATCGGAGACATAATACCGTTCTACGACTTAGCCAACGGGTTAATGTCAAACAGCATTATTACAAGTCCCTCACGAATTAAAGGAATTTCTAAGATAGTTGAAAATATTGAGGAAAACATAAAAGCTAAGAACACCAATCTTAGAATGTCGCAAAAATTCCTATCCACTAAAAAGGGAGGGATGCAAGGAGTTGAAACCCCTTTAAAAGATGCGGACCGCAAAAGCATAGAGAATATACTAGGGCGTAAAGCGTTACAAATTACAAGCGGCGACATATCAGTAACGCATTTAGTTACCGACTTAAAAAAATTATTCCTAGACGAACAATTCGCGGACGACGCCAACAAGTGTGTACTCGCGTTTGAAATGAATAAGAACGTAATAAATTACTTTTCTAAAGATAGCACTTTCGATAATCAGGACAAAGGGATGATCGCATGGGTTCAAAACTCAATTCATACTACTGCAAAAAACACTATGAACTCAATGAGCCAGCAGTGGGGGCTAATTGAGAAAGGCGAGAGGTTAATAGCTTCATACGATCACTTGGACTTTATGCAAAGTTTAGCAGCATCAAAAGCCGCGGCTATGCTAACAATGGAACAGTCTATTAAACTGTCTCTTGAGAATGGAACCATGACAAAAGAAGAGGCCCGACAAATGCATATAAATTTTATGATTAAATTAAAATTGTAGATTATGAGCACTAGATTAACACCCAAAGAAATAAGCGAGGAGATCAAAAAAGAGGCGCTTAGAAAGTTAGAAGAGAAAAAGAATAGTAAAGAGATATTAAAATGACATACTGCAAAGAATTAAACAAGTCTTTTGAAACGGTAGAGCTCATGTTTGCTGAGCTACGAATTAGTAAAGAAATGCTAATTGAAAGTAAAAAAGCTATGATTTTAAAATCCAGCGACAAGGGCGCGGGCGTAGTGTCTAGCTCTTTAGCTCTAGTGAAAGCTATAGAAGGCGCGGACAAAGCTCTAAAAATGGACGACGATTTCTATTATGTAGCCGTAAACTCTACTAATATAATGGACAGTCACATGGACTTACATAAAAAAGGACTTTGGAAACGCAGCGTGAAAGAGCAGCAGGGTAAGAATTATTTTGTAGCAGACCACGAACTAAAAGTTTTAAGCGTAATCGCTAAGCGTGAAGACGTTGAAATGTTAACGGCTACAGTGCCTTTTTCAACAATGGGTAAATCTTATGAGGGTGACACCGAAGTACTTATTTACAAGATCGCTAAAGATAAAATAAACGAGGCCTATAAAGGCGCTATGAGCGGAAGTTTAGAGGCTTCGGTACGCATGCAGTATGTAAAGTATGACTTAGCAATGAACAGCAGCGCAAAAGAAGACGTAGCAGAGAAAAAACTATACGACGACAATATAGACACGATAGCCAATAAGACAGAGTTTGACAGAATAGACTACTTTTTTGTAGTATCAGAGGCCAAAAACGTTAGAGAGTCTAGTCTTGTTCTGTTTGGGAGTAACCCCGTTACAGGAACAATGGCGAATAATAAAGAGGACCCAGCGAAAGCTACTCCGGAAAATGAAGCAGAAGCAGAAGCAGAAACAGAGCCGGCACCGACCACTCAAAAAAGAAGAAGAATAATTTAAAAACACAAAAAATGTTTATTAAAAAAACACAGAAAGAAATTGCAGCCTTTACAGACGCTGAGGCGGACGAGTACGTAAAAGGGTTAGAAGCTCACAACGAAGAAGCGCAAAGAGCAGCTATTGCTAAAGCGTTGGACGCAAACAACGTTCTAGGGGCTGCTGAATTAGCAAAAGCTAATAAGTTAATTTTAGACTTGGGTACGTCTATTTCAGAATTAAAAGAAACGAAGTCAAAAGCAAACGTGCCAACTATGCAGGCTCAGATCAAAGAAAACAAGGAGTCTTTAAAAGAGATTGCGAAGGGGGTTTCTACTGAGGAGGTAATTATCAAAGCAAACGTAACACGCGCGTCGATTGCTAACAACGGCCAAACTTTAGAGTTAGACGGAA